ACGGATTTACCAGAGAACAGTCAAGTTCACCCCCACCATCACCCCCGAGTGGTGGAATGAATAGAGGAATGTCTTACTAGAGGAACAATAGATGAGTATTCAATTTAGATCAAGAATAAGAACTGTTGCTGACTATGGAGCATTTGGATTAAGTGACCTTGGTGTTTGTTGTAATCCCGAAACAGATGCGGAACCAACATGTGAAACATACCAATCCTGTATGGAAGGCAATGGTTGGTGGAGGGGGTTGCCATCAGAATCAGGAGAAAGTCCATGTACGTCGGGTGATGTCGTGGAAGGCTTTACTTGTCCAGAATTATCAAGTAGGGGGTGTTGCTGTAACTGTAGTTTATTAAATGGTGACTTTCAGGGATTCTATGATGCTTATAACGAAAATAATAACTCCAACGTAGATAACGGCACACAAAACATGACATACTGCGAATGTATGGACATCGGTGGAAATTGGACAAATTTAGAATGTGATTTAGTGGACGATTTTGGTCAGTTATGTCAAGAGGACGGTCAGTTAACTGACATCAGGTTCCCCAGTGCATGTTGTTCTGACGGTATTTGTAATGATGTATGCACCCCGCAGGATTGTGTTGGACTTGGTGATGGACAGAACATTTTATATGAAAATAAAGTATGTGCCGACGGGCCATCAACTATTGATCCAGATGATTATTCTTGTGATTTTGGTGAACCAGAACTATGTTTTTCTTTCCCCGGTTGTGGTAGTGGATTCAATAGGTCAGCATCATCCAGTGCTGCCCAAAGACACAGTGAAATCCGAACCGAAAAAACACCAAGCGGAGATAACATGTTAATTGTTTCAACCTCTCCTACTAAAGAAATGCACGATAGTTTATTAAAATCTGGCAGCATAAAAGCAGCATGTATCGAAACAGTCGGATTAAATTATACATGTACACAGAAAACGAAATTAGAATGTAATGGTGCATGGATGGGATTGAATCAGGACAGCACACCAGTTTTATGTTCTGACGCATCATCAATAGAGGTAATTGAAAACATCGGAAAAGATTATATTCCCTCCAGTACTGTTGATGGATGGAGTCTTGGTCAACAGGTATTCGGTAACAAATATCAGGGCCGCTTCTTTGGTATATTTACTCCAGCATCTAGAAAAGAATCACAAGGAAGTATGTGTTATGGTAAATCAATTGGGATTGGAAAACCAGAAGACTACCCAGCAACTACTTTAGAAGATCAAGTGGGTATAGAAAAGGGAAATAGAAGAGAAGCAGAGAAACGATATGCAGTCATTGTTGATAATAAAGATTACAGATATAATCTAAAATTTGGCAATACTAATGGTAAATGGAGTTCAAGATGGGACACAATTACCAATAAGAAATTATTAAAGACATCTAGCCTTATAGACGACATCAACAACAAACGAAAAGGATGGTTGATTCCTTCTCAGGATCTTCAATCGTTCATTGTTCGTCAGTTAAAGGATACCACATTAAAAACTAATCTAAAAACGGATACCTTTAACCAATGGCACCACTTCAAACTGGATAGATACTATTGGACAAGTACAGTATCTGTGGATGGCGTTTATATTCAGAAAGTAAATTCAATATTAACAGGACACGAAGAGATTCGATCATGTAATTACAATGAAAAACATTTCACCCGACTGGTATATTTAAAAGAAATTAAATAAAAACAACTTGACCTTCTGTCTTTATTAGTGTATATTTGTATCAAATCCTTGGAGAATTTCTAAATGAGCGAAGAATCAAAATTCAGAAAAGTGGCTATCGATCCAAACCAAAGAGGCATTAAGAAGAAACTTAGTATGGTGCAAAGTTTCGCTTCTGCTTTGGCGTCGAGAAGTGTAACCAATAAGAAAATTAATACCGCAGTAAAACAACTTCGAGTTCTTAGTTGTTTTGGTGATGGTAAAGAACTACCACCCTGTGAATACTTGGAAGACAGCAAAGTAAATGAGGGTAAAAAATTCTGTGGTGCATGTGGATGTGGCGATAAAAAAATGACATGGCTTATCTCAGAAGCAGATGAGTACAGTAAACTCGATTATCCCAAATTAAGTTGCCCACTAAACATGCCTGGATTTTCAAATTATATCATGAGTACCCCGGACGAAGCAGAAAGTCCTATTACTCGAAAGTACTACATCGAAAACATCGATTACAAAGAAGTACAAAAGGTTCCTGTGAAGATTGGTATCGAAAAACCCAAAGAGGAAAAGAAACAGGAAACCAACGAAACTCCAGAAGAAGAGTAATTAATAGCCATTACTTTTTACTACTCCTGCTGTCTTTTATACATAATAGAAGACAACAGGAGTATTTCTTATGGCACATCCAGCAAGTAGAGATGAACTTATAGACTATGCCTTGAGGGCATTAGGGTCTCCCGTCGTAGATATCAATGTGGATAGGGATCAGTGTGAGGATAGATTAGACGAAGCACTTGAACTATTCGCAGAAAGACACTTCGATGGTGCTGAAAAGGCATTCTTTAAATATCAAGTAACACAAGACGATATTGACAACGAATATCTGGATACCAGTACATTGGGTCCAGTTAATGGCGTTACCGGGGAAGCACCGACAGGTAAAGACATTCTTAGTGTTGTAAAGGTGTTTCAGTTCGGACAGTTTGCAAACATTAACATGTTCGATGTACGATATCAGATGGCATTAAGTGATTATTTTGGAATTAATCGAGGCCTTGGTTATAATAGTTCAATGGGACTTTCGAGTTATGATTCCACTAAACGATACATCAGTCTAATTGAAGATCTGTTTCAACCAGAAAAAAGAATCAGATTTAATAAAGTAAGTGATAAACTCCACCTAGACATGAAATGGAGTCAGGATCTCAAGGTAGGAAATTACCTAGTGATTGAGGCATACGTTGCTGTACCATCAGGAACTTTTAGTCAAGTGTTTAATGATATTTGGTTGAAGAAATATACTATAGCACTGATAAAGAAACAATGGGGATCCAATATGTCTAAGTTTGAGGGTGTTCAATTACCGGGAGGAGTTTCCCTCCGAGGTGTTGATATCTATAATGAAGCGAATGAAGAAATACAAAGACTAGAGGAAGAACTGACAAACACATATGAACTTCCCATAGATTTCACGACAGGATAATTAAATGGCGAGAAATCCTTACTTCAAAGACCACTCGGGCGAACAAAACATCGTCGAAGATCTTACCGTCGAGATGATTAAAACGATGGGAAGGGATATGATTTATATCCCACGGACCCTCGTAGATGTTGATACTATCTTTGGCGAAGATGATATTTCTAAATTCGATGATGGTTATGAAGTAGAGATGTACATTCAATCTGTCGATGGATTTGAGGGTGAAGGGGATATACTTACAAAGTACGGATTACAGATCAAGGACAGAGTTGAACTTGTGCTTGCACGGAAACGATTCGATCAGGCAATTGGTCAGTATGAAAACACAACTCGTCCAAAAGAAGGGGACTTGATTTATTTTCCCCTGAGTAACACTCTGTTCGAGATCAACTTTGTAGAACACGAAAACCCATTCTACCAGTTGGGTAAACTGTACACCTATAGATTATCATGCGAAGTGTTCACTTATAGTGGGGAAGAAATCGACACAGGATTTACTGACGTTGATAAGGTCGAATCGGACAGAAAGAAATTTGCAATTGAACTTGGTTTAGGAACTCGAATAAGTGGCGTTACTGAAACAAACTACTTCGAGGGAGAAACTGTATATCAAGTATCTGGAGTTACTGGTTCTTCTGCGTTGCTTGGTAATGCAACAGGAACTGCTGTTGTTACAGACTGGGATTCTAGTACAACGAAACTCACTGTTACCAACATCGTCGGTACTATATCTACTGCCACTAGTGAAACTATCCGTGGTGCTGTTTCTGGTGCAGAATATGAAGTCAGCAGTAGCACTACAACTACACTGATCATTCCGCAAGAACCGGAGGACAACGAGACAGTGGGAGACAATGAAGAGTTAGAATTGACAAGGGATCAAGATGACATCTTTGACTTTACAGAAACCGATCCGTTTAGTGAGGGAGATTATTAATGTTTACTCAGTTCTATAATGAATCTATCAGAAAACTTGTTATCGGGTTTGGTTCGTTGTTCAATGACATACGAGTTGTTCGTAAAAATGCTGATGGTACTACCAAAGAGACTATCAGAGTTCCTGTTTCATATGGACCTAAAGAAAAGTTTATAAGAAGAATCCAAGAGACAAGCAGCATATCGAATGACTCAAAAATAATAAATCTACCTCAATTGGGGTTTGATATTACTGGGTTTTCATATGATGCTACTAGAAAAACAAACAAACTAAGAAAAACCAAAGCGATAAGTACCGATGGGTTGTCTTCTTCGTACAACTATAACGAAGTTCCCTATAATGTTTCCTTTGGTCTTTATGCGTTTTCTAGAAACCACGATGATAATCTTCAAATCATAGAACAGATTCTTCCTTACTTTACTCCCGAGTTTATTGTCACTCTTAAAGTAAATGACATAAACAACAAGATAGATGTGCCAATTGTTTTAAATGGAGTATCTACTGAAGAAGAATATGAGGGGGAATTCGATACAAGAAGAAACATAACATCCTCGTTGGAGTTTACTGCCAAGACATATGTCTATGGTCCTCCGAAGACAAGCAAGATTATTCTTACTTCCGAGGTCGATATCTTTGGTCAACATGCAGCGTTCAATGATCCGGTTACGGGTGATCATGATCTCAGAATTGGTATAACTGGTGGATTTACCGGAGATGGATACACCGCAGGTAACAGAATTTATGGTGAGTATTATTATGAATCCTAAAAAATCAGTAGATGAAAAACTATCAAATGCTTTTGATATTGAATATACACAAGAAACCACAGAGATAGTAAAGAAGGAAGACGAACTTCCTATGAAAAGAGCAGAGGATATAGAGAAAGACTATAACCTTGTAAGAAGCAACATAAAAGACCTTATCCAGACAGGCGAAGAAGCAATTGATGGTATCATACAGGTTGCTACTGAAGGTGATCACCCAAGAGCATATGAAGTTGCTGCACAGATGATAAAGACAGTAGCAGAGATGAATCATGACCTTATTGATCTTCATAAAAAGATGAAAGATATAAAGAAGGAAGAAACGACAATAAACCAAACTACGCAGAATAGTTTATATGTTGGTTCTACCAGCGATTTACAGGATCTTATAAATCAATCAAGAAGTTCTAAAAAGGCACTTGATGAAGAAATTATTGACGTAGAGATAGACTAATGACAGACAAACAAGATGGTTATCTGGGAAACCCACTGCTAAAACCAGCAGGGGTTGAAATCGAATTTACCAAAGAACAGGTAGAAGAATACATCAAATGTTCTCAGGATCCTTGTTACTTTATTCGTAAGTATATCAAAGTTGTATCTCTTGACGAAGGCCTTGTTCCGTTCAATCTATATGATTACCAAGAAGAGATTGTAAATACCGTACATAATAATAGATTCACTATAGCCAAATTACCCAGACAGTCGGGAAAGTCTACCACGGTTATTTCCTATATTCTTCATTATATTCTGTTTAACCAAAGCATGAGTGTTGCGGTTCTTGCTAACAAGCAAGCGACTGCTATCGATATTCTGAGTAGACTAAAACTGGCATATGAATACTTACCCAAGTGGTTACAGCAGGGAATTATTGAATGGAATAAGGGTAGTCTTAAATTAGAAAACGGATCAAAGGTAATGGCGTCTTCTACTTCTGCATCAGCAGTTCGTGGTGGTTCGTATAACATGATCTTCCTTGACGAATTTGCACACGTTCCAACGAATATCGCTGAAGAGTTCTTTAGTTCAGTATATCCAACAGTGACATCCGGACAGACAACAAAGGTTCTCATGGTGTCAACACCCAACGGACTGAACATGTTCTACCATTACTGGCGAGGAGCAAACAAAAAAGTAGGAGAAGAGGGAAAGAACGAGTATTGTCCTGTAGAGGTTCACTGGTCTGATGTACCAAAATATCCAGGCGGACCTAAACGAGACGAAGAGTGGAAACTAGAAACCATTGCTAACACTAGTGAGATTCAGTTCCAGTCAGAATTTGAGTGTGATTTCGTTGGATCATCTAACACACTGATTTCATCAAGTAAACTTCATGCTTTGTCTTGGGTATCCCCAGAAATAAGAAATGATGATGGACTGTGGATATACGAACCCCCGAAAGAGGGACACAATTATTTCATAACAGTTGACACAGCAAGAGGACAGGGTAAAGACTACAGTGCATTTATTGTCGTAGACACAACAGAAATGCCATACAAGGTAGTTGCAAAGTATAGAAATAATCTAGTATCTCCGATGGTATTTCCTACTGCGATTTCTGCTACCGGGAAATCATATAATGATGCATTCCTTCTTATTGAAATAAACGATATCGGTGGACAGGTAGCAGATGTTCTACATCAGGATCTTGAATATGAAAATATATTGATGTGTACTCACTCCGGCCGTTCTGGTCAAATAGTAAGTGCCGGGTTTGGTGGTAGAAGTGCAACACACTTTGGTGTTCGTACTACTGCTCCAGTTAAGAAACTGGGATGTTCTGTGTTAAAAAGTTTGGTGGAAGAAGACAAACTACTAGTGGAAGATGTAGATATTGTAGATGAGTTGATTACTTTTGTCGCCAAGAAAAATTCATATGAAGCAGATGATGGACATAATGATGATTTAGCAATGTGTCTTGTGTTGTTTGCTTGGTTAACCAGACAGGAATATTTTAAATCTCTTGCTGAACGTGATGTCAGAAAAGAAATATATGAAGAAGAAATGAAAAAAATTGAAGAAAATATGGTTCCTTTTGGGTTTGTACCGACAGAAGACGAGGATGGAGACTGGGACGGGGAGGATAGATGGTTTGGTGTATAGTCGTTGTTCAAAATACACAAATCTATAAATAAAGGGCAGAATGATTCTATTCGATTAGAAATATACCAGATAAATAACATCTTCAAGGAGATTCACTGATGGCCAGACCAAATGTAACCGTATTAATAGATGATCAAAGTTTCATAGTACCCGGAACAGAAGACGGGTCTATCACCGTTGGCGGATTGCTCTCGACAGGTGGTATGTTGATGGCACTAGGAAACACCGCAGAACGTAAGCAGGGATATATTCGTTTAAACAGTCTTCAAGATTTGATGGAAAGATTGACCGCCAAAGAAGGACTTGGCGTACATAAGGGCGACCAACCCGGCGACGGTATTCCTGCACAGGGTGCTGGTGGTACAGGACCAAGATGGCCACAGGGTCCCACAGGAGCATGGAAAACTGAGTTCTGGGGCGCACACAACTTCCTACAGTACGGTGGATCACTTATTGTAGGTGGTACTGGTGAAGATCAGTACACATCACAGACTGCTGCGTCAAACGTACTACAAGATAAATCACTCGCTCTGGACGTTGTTTTTGCTGCTACTGGTGGTAATGGTGGACCTGCTCTCGAAGCGGCAACTGTAGCATCTACTATTGCACACCGTCGAGGAGACTGTGTAGCAGTCATTGGTGATGATAAGGCAGGAATGACTACAAGTGGTTCTGCTGTCCCGAGTGGTGCAGTACAAGACGAATTCACAATCTGTGTATTCGGTTCTAAACTACACCTTGGTATTAACAGAACCGATCAGGATATTTCTGGTGATTCCAACCTAATCAGAACCAACTGTGCGCCTGATGTAGCAGGATGTATTGCAAGAACTGATAGATTATCTGATCCTTGGATGTCTCCTGCTGGATTCAACCGTGGACAGATTCTTGATGTTGTTCGTCTTGAAGTAAACCCATCAGAGTCTGAAATGGATACTCTCTACGACGCTAAGATCAACCCAGTCGTCACCTTCCCCGGTGAAGGAACTATGTTGTTCGGAGATAAGACACTTAAGGCAGCAACAAGTACATTGAGTAGAATCAATGTTTCACGATTGTTTATCTACCTTAAGAAAGTAATTGGTAGAGCAGCACGTTCTAAACTGTTTGAACTGAACGATTTTGAAACTAGATCGTCCTTTGTCAATGCAGTAACTCCAGTACTTAATCGTGTTAAGGCAAGACGGGGACTTTATGATTTCCGTGTAGTCTGCGATGAATCAAATAATACTCCCGGACTTATTGATGCTAATCAGTTTATTGCTGATATCTACATCAAACCTGCTAAGAGTATTAACTTCATCAAACTCACATTCACCAACAAGAACACCGGGGATGATTTGGGAAACGTATAGTGAGCAATTCCGGTAAACCCACTCCGGTCTTTGCAGCACGATTAAACAGAATCATAAACACTCTAGGTAACTTAGGATAAAATAAAGGAGTACGACAATGGGATTAGTAGACTTTTCGGTAGACACCTTCAAACAGAATTTTGATGGGGGTACTCGACCAAATAGATTTGTAATAACAGGAGAGATTGGTGGTTCCGGTGGAACTACGAAAGTAAATAACTTATACGTTAAAGCAGGATCGATGCCTGCATCAACAATGGGAGTTATTCAAGTTCCCTTCCGTGGTAGGGTTATTAAACTACCGGGAGACAGGGCATATCCTGAATGGACGTTCACTATGCTTGATGAACACACCGAAGATTTCCGCACAAAGTTTGAGGAGTGGAATGAAGCATTCAACTCACACGCGGAAAACATTTCCGGTACTGATGCTGGTGGAATAGATCTTACTTCTACGGACCTATTCACACAATGGCATGTAGCACAGTTGGACATGCAAGGTAATGTCATCAGATCAACCACTCTTAATAACTGTTGGCCAATTGAGGTAGGTGCTGTTGATCTAACATACGATTCTGCTGATACTCTTACCGAGTACTCAATAACACTTGCGTATGATTACATCAATCTTAACTCTAGTACATCCCCATCGGGCCTTGGTGGTTCAGTCTAGGAGTTATATTCTCGTATAAATATAAGTGAACATCTTTTTTAAGGATATATCATGCCTATAGATTTACCATTTGGTTTCCAACTAGGGAAAAAGACACCTGCACCCGAAGTGGAACCTAAAAAACAAGAGTCTTTCGTCGCACCAGAGTCGTATGACGGAACGTACACACTCGAAACCGGCGGAGTCTTCGGAACCTACGTTGACTTCGCCGGTTCGGTGCGTGATGAGAATCAACTGATCTCACAGTACCGTCAAGTTTCCCTGTACCCAGAGGTAGATCAGGCAATCGAAGATATTGTCAATGAAGCAATCATCAATAACGACGACAGAAAACCCATAAAACTAGACCTAAGTGACAACGATGATATATCAGAAAATATTAAAAACAAGATATACAAAGAATATGATTACATCCTAAAGACACTAGACTTTGGTAACAAGGGTTCTGATATCTTTAGACGTTGGTATATCGATAGTAAATTATACTACCACATCATTATCGATAGAGAGCAACCACAAACAGGCATTAAAGAACTCAGAGCAATTGATCCTACCAAAATCAAAAAGGTACGAAAAGTAAATAAAGACAAATCAAAAGTAGGCACAAATCAAGTCTCTTTTGTTAAGGACGTAGAGGAGTTCTTTATCTACACAGACACAGATAAAGACTCTGCAATGCCTACTCCCATGACCGGTATCAAAATTGCAAAGGATTCTGTTGCGTATGCACACTCAGGTGTCGTTGATTCGGGATCTAAGCGTGTTATTGGGTATCTTCAGAAAGCAGTTCGTCCTCTAAACATGCTTAGACAAATCGAGGATGCAGTCGTAATTTATAGAATCTCGCGTGCGCCTGAACGAAGAATCTTCTATATTGATGTTGGTAACTTGCCCAAGAATAAAGCAGAGCAATATCTCCGTGATATCATGAATCGTTATCGCAACAAACTAACATATGATGCCAGCACCGGACAAATTCGAGATGATCGCAACCATATGCACATGCTTGAAGATTACTGGTTGCCTAGACGAGAAGGTGGCAGGGGAACAGAAATCACCACTCTCGATGGTGGACAGAACCTTGGTGAAATGGAAGATGTCGAATACCTACTCAAGAAAGTATATCGATCTCTAAACGTACCCACAAGCAGAATGGAACCGGATACCGGATTCAATATGGGGAGATCTGCTGAGATAACCAGAGATGAAGTCAAGTTCTTCAAGTTCATTGAAAAATTACGGGCCCGGTTTACTGATCTTCTCATGACTCTTCTCAGAACACAACTTCTATTGAAGGGTGTAATGAGTGAGGACGACTGGAATAACCTAAGACAAACTATAAAATTCACATACAACCAAGATTCATATTTCAGCGAACTAAAGGAAACTGAAATCATGAAAGAACGTCTGGATATGTTAAGCCAGATGGATGAATATATAGGTAGGTACTATTCAGTAGAATGGATCAGAAGAAACATTCTAAGACAAACCGAAGAAGATATAGATCTCATAGACACTCAAATAGAAAAAGAGAAAGCCGAAATGCCCCCAGAAGAAGGGGAAGATGAGTTCGGTGGCCTTGAAGGAGGACAATTCTAATGGAAGAAACAGAAGTAGAAGTATCAAACATCGATAGCATGGTAATTTCTCTACTCAACCAAGATAGGGATTCGTTCTCCGGTGCATTCTCTGATGCCATGAAAGAAAGAATTTCTGACAAACTGTCGTCAATGAACCAAGAGGTATCAAAAGAATTATTATCCAACGTAGATGAAGGATGGGCAGAGAAACTAGGCGGTGCTGCAAGGAAAGCAGGCGGTGCTGTAAAGAAAGCAGGTGGTGCTGTAGTTTCAGCACCAAGGAAAGCAGGCGGTGCTTTAAAGAGATACGGTAAAGCAGCAGGATCCTTTGCAGGCAATGTTGCTGCCGATCCTAGAGTAAGAAGAGCAGCAAGAAACTGGGCATCAGGTGCCGCAGCGGGTGCGGCCAGTGCAGCAAAAGGAGCAGTATCAGGAAAAGTATCATCAGCCACAAGTGGTGGTGCGGGTGGTAGAGCACACTTCCTCCAAGGTAAAGTTGAAACTGCCAAGGCAGCAGGTGTTGTGGGTGTCGGTGGTTCGCATACTACTGCTACCACTCGCGGTGTGACTCCTGGCGCTGGTGGTGGTGGTGGATTCACCCTTGCAGTCGGGACTGGCCACGAGGCAGTGTCCGGGGCTG